GGTACGCTCTTGGCTTCGTCGGCAGTGCGGATCGGAAGGTTGTTCTGGTATTCCAATTCCGTCCACAGGGCCTCGCAAGCCTCGTCGAACTCTTTGCGAGTTATCATTCTACCGGCCATGGTGCCTCCTCAGCAATTCCTTCAGTCTTGGTGGTACAGGCCCTTCGACCCATAACAATCCCACGCTTCTTCCCTGAGGTAGTTCATGATCAGGTGCTCGACGAAACCCGCAGGCCCACCAACGGTATCCATGTCGATATAGGCCGCGAGGACTTCGATGTACTCTGGCCTGACGTCTACGTTGACTTTGTTTTTGCGAAGTTCGTCGAGAGATTGCATCGGGACCTCCGATGCATCACATACTAGGCATTTCCCGATCAGCCTCTTTTTCCTGATCGGCCTCTAACTCCCGATCGTACTCTAGCTTCTCCTCAGGAGATAAGGCGGCATACTTCGCAGCCAGATACGCATCAATCTTCTTCTCGTGCCTCGCATCATTAATACTTGGGAAAGCATGATGGCCAGGATCATGTGGAATGGTTTCTTCATTTACAAGATAGCCGATCTCACGAACCGGTGGAACCATCTCTTCAAGATAACGAACTAGTTCCTCTGGTACAGTCTCGGCGATCTCCGCTATCACCCGGCGTTCTCTCACATCCTTCGGTTCAAGGAACTCAGCGATTCGGTGGAAAAAGGACGCCAGCAAGATTCTCATGCCCATACGTACCATCAGCGCTTCCGATGATTCACCAGCTCGTAAGCCAATCTCGTCACGACCACATCATAGGGGTCGTCCAAGGTGACCCTCAGAGTCGCCCCGGTATCCATCGGAAACCCCTTGATACTGACAACACGCGGACAAGAACCGCGATCCTCCTCTAGAGTGGCCGCTGGACAAAGCTTGACCAATTGTTGCTGGATTTCCGCCTTGAGCTTCTCCACATTCTCATCTGTCCACGAGCGATAGATCTCCAACTTCGCATCATGGAGGGACTGCTCGCGCTTCAACTTAGCCGCAAGCGAATTCTTGTTCTCCCCCGCCTCACCCGGCACCCTGAACGCACTCCGAAGCGCAGGCACCACATTCCGAGTAAAACCAGATAAGTCAGGACCAGACGTCGAACCTATCGACGCCTCATAAATCTGAAAACCCAAGTCCAGCAAACGAGCAGCTATCGGATGAGCATCAGCCGGAACATCCGGCCACTTCTTCAGAACCGGACTCCACTTATGAATCACGTGCTCCGGAATGACATAACACTCAACGGTCTTGAAACGCGGCTCGACAGGCAACCTGTCTTCCCGAAGCTCTTTAACTTCCTCCACCGAGACCGAGCGCTCGCGAATTACTTCATGTTGGACAAATTCATCCATAATTGAGATCTCCTTAAAACTACGTACGCTCAGAGACCTTATGTTTATCACGATAGAACTCAATCACTTCCTGAAACGGCATATGAGCAATCTTCTTCCACATGCGCTCCTCGCCAGCATCCATCGCCTGACGCATCAAAATCTTCACATCGTCACCATTCATACCCTGCTGCGAGATCTCAAAAGACTCCCGCAAAATCGAAGTCTCACAAAGAGTCGTCGGCTCCCCACGAGCCTGCGCATCCTGCGCCTTCCGAAGCTGAAGTTCCTGGCCAATCAACGACATAAAAACAGGCCGCGCTCGACCTTCAACAGGAAAAATCCGAATCTCATAATGATCAGATGGAAAACACAAATAAGACGAACCATGAACACTACTCTTCAAAACATCAACCACAGTCTTCAGCGAATCCATCTCCCCATGCGGCAAAGCCACATCCAACCGCAACGGCGAACCCTCCATCTCCTTGAGAATCCCATCTAACCTCAACTGTAGTTCCTTCTGCTTCTTCACCAACTCAGGCGTAATCTCCACATTTACCTCCTCATTTGATTCCCTAGATCTGTGACCTACTCTTGTAATCCTCGTACTGCTGCACCCGACGCCCATCCTCCAAAACCTTCCGGATCGGCTCAATCTCATCACCAGACTGATTCAAGACCACCCCGACGCACGACCTACAGACGTTCCTGATACCAGCCTTCCCCGCCCAACTGCGCTCCGACACATAAATCAACCTCTTCTCCTTCACCCGAAAAAGAAGCAACTCCTCAATATTGATCACAAAGAACACACTTGTCAATCATAACACTTCCTCAACCTCATAAATCGCCTCCCAACCGGTCGCCGTCTCCACAGGTGAACAACCAAGCGGCCAATTCAATAACCTAAAATGTCGTCCACCAACCAAAAAGTACGGCTCATCCTGACGCAACCTGCCCTTAAACTCCGGCTGAATCGATTCACCCAAAGCAGGGTTCGATCCAGAACCGTAGGAGATATGCAAGCGTTCGCTGACCTCCACACCATCCTCGAAGAACTTAGAACCATCCGACTGGGTCCTATCAAAAACTTCCTTGAAAATCTTACTCATAAAGCCCTTTCCAATCTACACCGAAACCACCCCTCACATACAACCTCATGACTAACAACCCTATAACCAAGACGCCCCGCCATCAAGAAAATCTGCTCCTGATTCTCCAACAAGAAAATATCGTCAATTGCCTCCCCAGTCTTAAACCTACAATACAACATCCCAACCTCGACGCCAAACGCGAACGAGTCACTATGATCAAGAAAAGGAACAACGAGATTAATTGAGACTCACCTCTTTTGGGTTGTGTCGCACGAACCTCCCGAGGCGCTTATCCCAGAAAGCTTCAGTATGAAGACGATTCATATCGTGAATCGCCTCCGGGTCCTCCTTTGGACACGGAACCCACCCCGGACCATTAGGATTCATCTTCGCAAACCAACCAAACTCCTCACACTCAACTTCACCCGGCCAAACACCGGTCCACTTCTGACGACGCTCCTTCGGAGGACCATCCTCACCCCACTCATCCCAGGCTTCACAACAGCACGAAATCAACTGACCACCACACTCCGGACAACGCTCCACATCACACCCGTCCTCATGGAGTTCACCAGGCTTCGCCCCACAGTCATGACAGATGTGAGAGTCAGGCTGTTTCTTTCGCATGTTTCCCCTCCACTATGCGTTGAACTATCTCCAAAATTCGTTGATTATCGTCAATCAACCCAAAAACCTCCTCCCTCCCGAGGTTAGCTATTGCAAGCTTCAAAGCTTCATTGTCATTGAGCTGAATACCGAAATATTTATCGTAAACGCACACTGTTTCCTTTATATGCTTTTTGTCGATAATCCACGTGTGTTGAACCCAAATCTCAGCTGCCAACCCGTATCCAGTACAAATAGACAACTTCCCGCTCTTATCCTTCAACCACAGACGAGCCGCATTTTGATGGCAACGATGTGGCTCTCCACCACGGACTTTCTTCCTTAAATCCGGCCAAAGAATACCATCACGAAGTATGTCCTCAGCATGCGGGTCCTCACCCAACAGCACGACTTCCTTGCCACCAACGCTAAGAAGGCGTTTGCGCAACTTCCGGTAAAGCGGCTTGGTCAACATCGGCTTGATCCTCTCCCGAAGCGGTGCGAGTTCCCGATTTGTCATCTGAGTCTCCAGAACAGCCCGCTTCGGGTATCTCCGAAATGGTAGATATTGAAGTCTGCCGAACAGCGTCAAAATACGCTAAAGCCTCCGCCTGCGTATCCTCATTCTTCAACAGATTCGCCGCCTTAGTCACCAACTGAACGTTACCTGGGACGTACCCCAAGGCCGAATCAATACGATCAACCGAAATGCTATACAGCGAACCCCACTGATGCTTCATCCGGAGTTTCGACAAAGGACAGATCCCGTTCTGTTGCTTATAGAGATCGAGCAGATATTCCTTCGTAATCTCAAACGAGAGAACTCGGTTCTTCTTACCAAATCGCTCCCAGGCGACCCGCTTCGATCTCCGCCACAGATCAGAAATGAACGCCTCAACAGAACCCTGCCAATAGGCGTTAGATTTGGCTCGAATTTCTGTCTTGTTCTCGGCGTAATAGTCGCGCTTATATTGGCAACGAGCCTCGTGATTCTTATCACCCCAGTTACGCATATACTCATTATAACAATCCATACACTGATTCTTACCGTCTTTGAATGGTACTTCATCGGATTTCGCTCGGCCACAGCCGCGACAAATACCAGTCTGTGGCTTCGGACTCCGCGAGACGACGACATGACCAACCGCGCACACCCAGCGTTCAGGGTGTAATTCACGATGCAACTCTTTAGATTGGCAAACCAAACAGATCTCAGGTTTCTTCAGACCAGCCATGGTTACCTCCGAAAACGAAAAGGGCCGGGAATCTTCTCCCGGCCCTTATATACGTCATTCAGAGGGACGACGGATTTTACAAGTTTGAAACCGTAATGACGCCGTAGTACAACCCACCATCTTCCACGAGTTTCTTTCCGTATCTTGTCATAATCCCCTTCGATGGGCTGAAGGAGTTCGGGTCGAGGACGGTTGGCGTGCTCAGCATTGGAATGTATGGGGCGTAGAAGTAACCGCTGTCCAGGACCGAGTTGCCCTTGAACCCGAGCAGGATCTTGCAGTTCGGGAACAACGGGTCCTTGAAGAGCTTGATCTTGCCCTGGATCGTTCCGGCGCTGGTGATGCCGATGTCGATTCCGTCCTGGGCCAGCGCGTCGCTGCCACGGAAGTCGTTCAGCTGCTCGAACTTCGAGGCGATGTCGGCGCTGGTGACCATCCAGTTCGCTGGGCCGCGCAGTGTCGTTCGGTGGATGATGTTCGCAACTTCCAGGACCTTGTAGAGCAGGGCGATGTTGCGGTCCGTGAAGTTCACCGAGGCTCCGGCTGCTGTGCCGAAGTTGTGTGTCGCGCGGATTGCGGCGGCGATGATCAGGTCGTTGATGATTTCTCGGTCGATTTCCGCGACCATTTCATCGGCCATCAGATCGGTCAGAGTTCCCTCTGCGTCGATGTTGTGGACCGACTTCAAGTCCTGGGCGGCTTCCAGTGACCAGGTGGTCTTCAACTTGCGGGTGACGGCGCTCACGCTGTCCGAGTCGATGGACATCGTGATTTCGGGCTGGAATGGGTTGTTTTCGAGATCGAACTCGTAATCCACGCGGGCGATCGAGCCACCTGGGAACGCGGGTGACGGGCCGGTCAGGGTGACCTGCACGTTGCCGGTTGTTGGGTCGAAGAAGGTGCTGCCTGGTGCTGTGTTCACGACCAGGGCTGGACAGCCGGAGCCGCTGCCGACCAGGACGAATTCGACGGAGCCGTTCGCGTCGAAGCTGACCTGCAAGCAGGGTGTTGCGTCTTCGCAGTTGTCGTTGTCGCTCAGGTAGACGTTGACGACGACCGTTCCGGCGAGAACTGGCTTCTGGGCCAGGACTGCTGGGCCGACCACCTTGCCGCCGCCGCCGATCGTCAGGGATTCACCCTTGACCGTCTGGCTGCTGTAGTACGGGTCCAGCGCCCAACCGTTCTGGCGGCTGAACTGCTGTGCCGTGTTCTGGCGCATGATCTGCGTACCGGCAATCGTCTGACCCTTGCTGATTGCGTAGCGGTAGCGGATGTAGAAGATGAGGCTGGCAGGGCCGCTCAT